AGTATTGGCAAAAAACATCGATGAAAAAATGATGATTGTCAGTGGCGATAAAGACTTCATACAATTGCATAAATATAAGCAAGTACGACAATATAGTCCGATACTAAAGAAAATAGTAAATGGTAAAGACCCAATCGACTATATAAAAGTACATATATTGAAAGGGGACTCGTCTGACGGTATTCCTAATGTGTTGTCAAATGATAATGTATTTGTAGAAGGTTTAAGACAAAGACCCCTAAGTAAAAAAAAGATCGAAGCGTGGAAAGACGGTGAGTTTGAAGGCACAACAGCAACGCAAGAAGTTATGAGAAATTATGAACGTAATAAAACTCTTATAGACTTGGATAATATCCCTGTTGAACTTTCAGAAAACATATTAAAAATATTTCACGAAGCTCCATGTGGAGATCGAAGTAAAATATTGAGTTTCTTTATCAATAGTAGATTGAAGATACTCACAGAAAGTATAGGAGACTTTTAAAATGGCAACAGGAAGAAATATATTTAATACAGCAGGTAATAGCTCTAATACATTGTTAATATCTGAAGTGTTAGATAAAGTGCATAAAGCAAAAACAAAGGCAGATAAACTAAAAGTTTTGAGAACAAATGATTCTGCACCATTAAGAATGGTAATCAAGTCTTCATTCGACCCAAAAATCGAATGGATATTACCACAAGGTGAAGTACCATTTAAGGCAAATGATGTTCCAGCAGGAACTGATCATACAAGACTTCATTCTGAATCTAGAAAACTATATCGTTTCGTTAAAGGTGGCGATGCAGATACACCTCAGTACAAAAAAGAACTTATGTTTGTACAGATGTTAGAAGGTTTACATGAATCAGAAGCAAGACTACTTGTAAATGCAAAAGATAAAAAATTGCATCAAGTATATAAAGGTCTGTCAAAAGATTTAGTTAAAGAAGCTTTTAATTGGAACGAACAGTATAATAGAAAAGACGCATAGGTGATAAATTGGTTCTCGGAAACTATATTAAAGTATATGAGTCTAAGTTAGACAAAACCATTTGTAATGATCTAATTGTTCATTATAAAGAAAATGGTATTTGGAAAGATTCAACTTTTTCCTCTAATACAAAAAACACTGGTTCGTCTAGTGTTAGTATGAGAGAGCATTGGATAAGACCAGGTAAAAAATATCATAATGCATTAGATAAAACTTTTCAAGAGTGTGTTCATTCATACATAAAAGAATATCCTAGAATTACACCAGTAGCATATACAGGATTTAGATTAAATCATTATGGTGTAAATGGATTTATGAGAAACCATACTGACAATATTTACAAAAGTCATGGACAAAAACTTGGTTATCCTCATCTTACATCATTAGTATTCTTAAACGACACATACGAAGGTGGTGAGTTTCTTATGTGTGATCAACAATACAAATATAAACTTTCACAAGGTAGTGTAATTGTCTTTCCTAGTAATTTCATGTTTGATCATGAAGTTGCTAAAGTCACCAAAGGTGATCGCTACACATGCATGACTTGGATAATGTAATGAGAAAATTAAATCATCAAAGAATATTCCCTACACATATTTTTCAAATGGATGATTTCTATCCATATGTAAAAGAATTAAGTAAAATAATTGAACTAGGATATGAACAACATATTCCTAATTGGCAATCTAGACCTAATCTACATAACGAAAGCAATTTTAAAAATTTTGCAGAATATATCATAGATGTAAATAAAGAATTAATTCGTGGAAAACTAGGTTATCAATTTGACGATATTAAAATTACAGACATGTGGGCAAATGTATTAAAACCTGGTGAGTATCACGCACCACACACACATTCTAATAATTTTTACAGTGGTGTGTTTTATACAGATGCAGAGGACACTTCTGGTATTTGTTTTTCAGACCCTAGAGTACAAGCAAATGTCATTGTTCCTACATCTACACCGAATCTAGATAATGCAAATGTTCTAGAATACAAATCAAAAACGAATCGAATCTATCTATTTCCTAGTTGGATTTCTCATTGGGTTCCTGTATTAAAAGGGAACAAAAGTAGAACATCGATAAGTTGGAACATACAACTTACAGGAAACGTAGGAAAATCAACACATTTTCAGAGTGCATTTTTTGAATAAATGCCAAATTAACCCTTGACTTTATATCATATGCTTGATATTCTAGCTATATAACAAAGGAGAGGTTAATATGTACAAAGTAGAAAAAACAGCAGATACACTATTCAGAGGTGTTGATAACATGATGAACGGTGCCAAAGAAGACTATATTAAATGGTCTACTATGGGTGGCAAAGAGTTATCAGGTTATTCAAAAGAACAAGTTGATACTTGGGATGACAAGATCAAAGTAAAAGCTGGACAAAAGTATATCAAGATTGTAAGAGACAGAGGCGTATTTGCTTTTGTTAATATCAATAACCCTAAATTTAAAAAGGGTGATATATTTAAAGCGGCGGGTTATAATAAACCTGCATTAAATCAAGCAAGAGGAAATGTTTTAGAAGGTGGATACCACATTCAATGGACAGGTCCTTTATATTTAAAATAGAGAGGTTAATATGAAAACATTTTTAACAGGATTTACTATATTGATGTTGATCGGTGCAGTTGGATTTATAGAAGATTGCAGTGGTCATTGTATGGGTCAAGAAAATTGGACAGCATTTTTTATCTGTCTTGGTTTAGGATTGACTTCAGCATTTGGTGCATTAACATTACAAGAAGATAACTAGAATTTATGAATTGGGTTATGCGACCTCTCAACCTCATCATCAAAATGCATAACCCATGCCCACACTATATTATGAGGTTGAAGTGAAAAGTGGGTACTTTAGGGGGGCGACCATTCGGATACGCCCCTCTTTTTTTCTAAGGGAACTATGTCACAATTAAAAAAACATTACAAATATATTAAATCTTTAGGTGTCAATATTGACACAGATACAGGTATTATTTCAAATGATTTTTCTGGTTATGATATGCCAGATTACTCATCTGATAGATGTTTAATTCCTACATCTGACAAAATTACATATACATCACCTAAAAAAGTATTACCTAAGTTAGATTTACCAGAAGGCAAGGCGATAAGTATAGCATATAATAAAGGAAATTATCAACTCGTAGATAAAGAAGATTTAAAAAATGGATAAAAAATTTACAGGTAATATTGTCGGTGTTGACGGTGGTAATAAAAAACAAAGATCAGACGTTTATGAAATGTGTTTTTGGTACATAGATAATTATCTACCAAGACATAGATCACTAGACATTGAGATTTGGTTAAGACCTGAATCAGAATTATCTGATTGTCATGGATTTGTAGAAAAGGGAAATGAAGGTAGACAACATTTTGAAATGGAACTTAACAAAGAATTAAAAGGTGATGATTTTACGACATTAGTATTTCACGAATTGACACATGTAGAACAATACGCAAAAGGTATACTAAAAGATTTAAATAAAAAAGGTACTAAAGTTTGGTGGCGTGGGTATCAATATGAAAACTTTGATTATTATAAACAACCTTGGGAAAGACAAGCATACAGAAAACAAGAGACAATTAATAAGAAGTGGAAAAAGTATTTAAAAACAAGGAAAAAAAAGATATTGACAATAGACGTAAAGTAGGTTATTATAGAATCATGAACATATTTGAATTAAACAAAGACCCAGCAATTTGTGCAGAAATGCATTGTGATAAACATATTGTTAAAATGCCTATTGAATATGCTCAATTATTGAGTACTGCCCATAGGGTTCTTGACGGAACTGAATACATTGGTACAACTAAGACAGGTCGTAAAGCAAAACGATGGCGATTAGATGATGATAGAGAAAATTTTTTATATAAAGCGTCACATGTAAAACACCCAGATGGTATATGGTTAAGACAAACATCAGGTAATTATTACAAACTATTCTTTTTATACATGGCTACTCTTGCAGAATTTAAACATAGATACGGAAAAATACATGGTGCAAGTAAACCCTCGTTGTTTTTACAAAGAGCACCTATGAATATACCAGAGGGTCCTATAACTGAACTACCTCAGTGTATGCCAGACTATTGCAAAGGTGATAATGTCATTCAAGCATATCATAAATACTATATCAATGAGAAAAAAAGTTTTGCGACATGGAAAGCGAGGCCAACGCCAGAATGGTACTTACAAGGATAATATGAGCTGGGATAAATGGATACATAAAAGTTGGTTTTGGACTAAATGTTTATTTGCAGGTATGGCAATTGTAGTTGCATCTTTTGTATATGGAACATTCCACCCAAACTCAAGTATTGAAAGAGATATTAAACAAGAATACGATTTAGAAATAATACAAAAAATAAAAGTATTAGGTTTAAATGAACCTGCTTTTGAATATACTAACAATGTACAATTTGTTCAAGCGATGCATAAATGCATTGACTTTTTAAATATGACAATTACATATGATCAAAGAGTACCATATGAAATGATTATTGGACAAGCAGTTTTAGAGACTGGTTGGGGCAAATCAAGATTTGCAAAAAAGGCAAATAATCTTTTTGGTATTAGAACTTTTTCATCTGAAGTATCACACTTATTACCAGAGGGTATAGAAGATTGGCCAGGTTGGGGAGTTAGAAAGTTTAAAACTAAATGTTCATCTGTAAGAGAATATGTTAGATTGTTAAATGAACATCCAGCATATGAAGATTTTAGAAAACTAAGAAAGGTTATGTTAGATAAAAATCAAAGTCTAGATGCAATAAGACTAATTAAAACACTAGGTAAGTTTTCTGAGACACCAGATTATGATAAAAGAACAACAAGAATGATACTAAAAGTTAGGGAAATGGAAAAAAATCTCTTGACAAAAGACTAAAAAAGTTTTATTATAGTAGGATAATGAAATCAAAATGGGACGGTAAATCTAGAATAACGACTAAACTGTATAAGGATAATTATGATAGAATATTTAAAAAATCTGTTCAAAAAGAAAAAAAAGAAAACTCTGAAGAAAAGAAAAAAAAGGGTGGGAAAAAAACATTGGTTTTACGGAACAAAACACCCCTCGCATTTTTTTAAAGTAGGAGGTACAGATTGATTAAGATGACACAAAAAGAAGAAGATCGAAACGCAAATATTATAAGACTTGCTGACGGAACTGTAAAGGCATTAGAAAATTCTGTAAGTGTAGGATATAAAGATGCACCAAAGATTGTTGTTGACCCTAAAAGAGTTAAGGTAAAACAATATACTTTACCAATTTTTAAAGAAGAGAAGTAATGCCAACATATACTTTGGTTAATAAAAATACAGGTGACGAGTACGAAGAATTTTGTACTTGGGATGAACTTGAAGAATTTTTAAAAAAGAATACTGATTTTCAACAAAAGGTATCTGCACCTGCTCTTGTTGGAGATCATATAGGTGGTGTTGGCCCTAAAGTAGATGGTGGATTTAAAGAAAATTTATCAAGGATTGCAGAAGCACATCCTACCTCTGCGTTAGCAGATAACTATGGAAATAAATCTACTAAAGATATTAAAACACACGAAGTATTGCGTAAACATGGTATCATTAAACAATCTGGCGAAAAAAGGAATAATAAATAATACACTATGACTAGAGACAGACACAGACAACTAACAGACTTTCAAAAAGCAAAAGAGAAAGAAGCCAAAACTATGAGTCTTTCTCGTTCACTAAGAAAAGAAGTTGAGATTGGTGCTAATGGTACACAAAAATATGTAATTAAAGAAGGCATAAATAAAGGGAAAATAACAAAGGACTTTGACAAATGAACACAAAAGATATATTATATAAAGCATTCATGTCACACGCCCAAGGTCATATAGACAAACATGTGGCGAATGTAAATGTTATGTTAGAAAAACCTGTAGGTATTGGTGAACATCCT